TAGATGAATAATCATAGCTATGAAAATACTAATAAAAAAGGCAATAAAGGGGAACAGTTTATTCGGGAAGCTCTTACACGTAATGGTAAAGGTTTATACGCCATGAAACGAGTAGGGCTAGATGCTCAATATAAAGGTATAGATTTTAAAGTAGTAAATGAATATGATGGTGAAATACTTGATTTTATGGGTGGACAAAGCAAGTTTTATGGAGATGTTAAATTTGATAAGAGGGGAAGCACGATAGGTATTGGAGGAACACCAAATGTAGCCTTAGAATTACGTAGTGGTGAAAGTATTGTAAGCTATTTAAAACCTCACTCCGAATACACTAAACAAAATACTGAAGAAAGCCTAATCAAAATGGTCCGCAATTACAAACGTAATTATAAAAAAGAAGGGGTATCTGACGAAACAATATTAAATAGCATTACAGAGGTTACAGTGCCGGGTTGGGTGCAAAAAAGTGAGGCAGATATTATATGGCATGTAACATATGACCATACTTTTTGGAATCGATTGCAGGAGCTTAGAAAAATTGACTTACTCAAAGATTATCCAGATGATAGGAGAATACACTCATTCATAGGTGAGATTAGAAACAGCTCTAAGCTTAAAATAACAACTAATTTAATGTTATCTCAAGATGAGTTTGCAGAATTAAAATGTGTATATAAAACTAACAACGATGAAGGATTAAAAGAAAAATGGCTAAAGTAGGATTAAAATTAGGATTTACATTTAGAGTAGGTCCATTAGACACAAATCAGTATGCAAGAATGGACATGGAGATACATGACATTGATACTGAACTACCAATAGATGAGCAACTAAAAGAAGCAGGGTTGACTCTAGACAAAGCATATACTACTGTATATGATAAAGTGGATGAAGGAATAAAGAATATCCTATCTAAGGGTAAGAAATAATGGATAGGGAGCATGTGAGGATGATTGTGACAGAACAGTTTCTAGCAGAAAGAGAGTCACAGGAAGATAAGTGGGGTGAGCAAATGCACCATACAGACGAGTTTTGGACTGTAATTCTAGGAGAAGAATTTGGAGAAGTGGCTAGAGAAGTATACGAGAAAGATACAGAAAAGTTATACAATGAACTTATTCAATGTGGGGCTGTATGTATGGCTTGGGCAGAGGCGATACAAAAAAGAAATATAGATAGACAAATTGAAAAAGGTGAGGAATTACAATGAAAGATAATGCAGAAGCAATATTCAATGAATTACTAAATGATAAAAAACTCGCGACTAAACGTGGAGATGATGAAAGTTTTGCTTTCGGTAGGATTCCTTTTAATATACCACAGTTAGATAAGATTACAAATGGAGGTATACCAAGAAAAAGATTTACTCTTTTATTTGGTGGATGGTCATCAGGTAAATCTTATATAGCATCCCAACTATGTAAATCAGTTCAAGAAGATGGCGGAGTGCCTATGTGGATAGATTTAGAAAAATCGTGGGACCCAGCATGGATGGAAAAAGTTGGAGTAGACATAACTAAAATATTAGTTGCAGACCCTCCAACTGCAGAAGAAGCATTTAAAGTTGCCCAAAAGGGGCTACGAAGTGGTGTTGATTTAGTTGTATTAGATAGTGCGGCAGGTATTATACCAGCAGATATCTTTAATAATGAAAAAGGAATTGGCTATAGTCCCATTGCATGGCAATCAAGAACATGGAATCAAATGTTAATTAGATTACTTCCTGATTTAACATATGGAAGTTCATTGGTAGCTATAAATCAAACTAGGGGAGCGATGGGACCAGTCACTGCTATGGAAACTATGCCGGGTGGAGAAGGGCAGAAGTTCTTTTCACATTGTTGTATGCAAGTTTCTAAGGGTGGTTGGATAAATGAACCCTCATCTTCTACTAATAGAGTAGGATTTGAAATTAAAGTAAAACTATTGAAGGATAAATTCGGTGGAGAAAGGTGGGAAGAAGTAGTTGTACCATTCCGTGTTGAAGGTGGAGTAGATGTTGTAGAAACCTATGTAAGATTAGGACTAGAATATGGTTTAATTAAACAGACGGGAGCTTGGTATACTTATGANAAAATGCCTAGCAAAGTANCAGGTATTAATAAAGTAGTNGATTGGTTCAAANCTAATCCTGATGATTATGAGGTATTTAAAAATGAGACCGAAAAGTTTTACACCACAGGAGAATCTGATAGCAAAGGTTCTTGAGGAAACAGGACTTCGTTATGCTAGACAAGTACCTATAGGAAACTATACAGTAGACTTCCTTATAACTGAAATGGATGTTATAATAGAAGCAGATGGTCCTTTTGGACATTTAGCTAAACGCGACATTAAAAGAGATGCTGACTTAATAGAAATGGGTTTCAATGAGGTCTGGCATCTTAAAGAAAAAACATATAAAGATATAAAGGATAGATTATGGCAGGAATTGAAGCTATAAATAATAGAATAAGTAACGAAGCCTCTACTAAGAAGAGTAGTGGTAGAACTAAAAATCAAGATAGATGGTTACTTAAATCTATTGATGAAGCCATAGCTTATAAAAATAGACCTCCTAGTAAAGGTAAATTTTATCCTTCAGCTTTCGGTAATACTTGCGATAGATATTTATATATGGCATACAATGGTTTACTAGATTGGGATGAAATAGACGCGAGAATAAAAAGGATATTTGACCATGGTGGAACTTTTGAAGAACGTATGAAAAAATATCTAAAGAAAGCTAATATTTATATAGATGATGAGATAACAGTTAAATTAGAAAACCCTCCTATATCTGGAAGAATAGACTTTTTAATTGACCACGATAAACACGGAGAGACTCCACTAGAACTTAAAACTATTAAAGATGAAGATTTTAAACAACTAAAAGAGACTCCTAAGCATGAACATTTAATTCAATTACAGATTTATTTAAATGTAAAAGGTTATAAGTATGGTGTGGTAGTATATGAAAATAAAAATGACCAGAAGTTAAAAGCTTTTAAAGTGGATGCAGATAAACAACTTTGGGAAACTATATTAGAAAGATGTAAATTTATAATGGAAATGACTGAAGCCCCTGTAAAATGTACAGGAATGTGGTATTGTAAATGTAAAGGAGAAAAATAATGGAAAAAAGATGGAGTTATCAGAGAGCGTTAGAATTAGCCGACACTGCACTGAAAGAAACGGGTATACCTAAAGTTAATATGAACTCAGATGCAGATGCTGATTTAAATTTTATAGATGTAATCCACGTATCTAATAAAAAGTTAGAAGAGTTCCTAGTTATCTATGGGGGTTTTAAAGGACAATTAGAACAACGAGTAGCTGACATTGAAACTAAAAGAGCAGCCATTGAAGCACAATTCAGTGAAAACTACAACATAGCTTTTGCTGATTTACTAGCATCTTATGAAGGTAGGAAACCTACTAAAGATGAATGTCGAGGTATTATTATGAAATCTAATGAAGGATTAGCACAACTTCAGAGAGATTTAATTGATATTACAGCAGTTAAAAATAAATTAGATGCTCAACTTAGGTTATATACACAGTGTTGGGCTACTGTTTCTAGAATTGTAGCACTAAGAACTCAAGGAAATGATTAATTTTAGTATAATATAAATAGGAGACTTAAATTAATATGGGAAAATTTAGACCACAAATATTTTTATCAATAGCATGTCTTACTACTTTATCTGTAGTTGGTTTATTTCAAAATATGCCAGAAGTATCTACAGCAACTATAGGTGGTATAATCGCCCTAGGGATGAAAATTTTAGAAGGTGAATAGAATAATAAACTAAATAGGAGAAACTAAATGAAAAGGAAAGAAGTAGCAAAGGGCTTAGTAAAAAGTTTACCGATAGTAGGAGCTTTAGCATTAAGTGTTGGAGCAACTCTAGCTGTAGTAAACAGAGATAAACTTGAAGATAAAGTAGCTGATAAATTACTTGCTAGACAAATAACCAAAGAAGATATTCCTCTACAGTAGATGGAAAAATATGTAGGAATAGATTGCTCATCTAAAGCTGTACACATTGTTATATTAGATGGCAAAGAACAATTAATAGATAAATATAAGTGGGAGTCTAAGTTAAAAACAGCTGACGCTAGATTCTTAGATATAGTAGACCAAATACATACTGGACTACCTGAGTTTAAAGATGCTGAATTAGTGTGTGTAGAAGACACTATTTACATTCAAAACCCCTTGACAACTAGAACTATTACAGCTATAGTCTATTCAATAATATATTTTTTACATTATAATGATGTTAAATGTTTAACAACTAAACCTCAACAATGGAAAAAAGTTTTGAATAATACTATGGTATTTAAAAAAGGTAAAGCAAAAGAAACTATAATGGAGTATGTAAAAAATAAATGGGAGAAAGAAGATTTTATAGAACAAGATTATGCAGATGCAGCTTGTATTGCATTATACGGATTAAAGAAAGATAAGGAGAGTAAAGACAATGGCAGCACCTAAAGGATATAGACCAGCAGGAATAGGTAAAGGAAGACCTACAGTTCATTTTTATGATAAACCTAAAGCAAAAAAAACTAAGATAGAAGATAAACTACCGAAAGGTATGACAGCTGAACAGTTTAAAGAGAAATACAGTAAGATTGTTTGGTGTAATTATTATAGATGTATGCATAATGTACAACCTGAAGGAGCTAAAAGAAAAATAGCTACTTTATTAGATAACCCACAGTATAAACCGCTTGGACCTAAAGAAGCTATGATAGAAGGTGTTTGCAGTAAAGTTGAAATTGGTATAAAGTATAGAGAAATAAAAACATCAGGGGGAGTAAAACATAAAGTTCCAGAATGTTTTAATGCTGCTGATAATAAAAATAAACATAATATGGACTTTAGCAAACTTGTACAATCAGATGGAACCCCATATGGGGGAAGCATTGAATCGGGGAACGCAGACACAGGGTGGTCTGATGTAGCGTATAACTAATGCCAAAGAAATTTTCACGAAAAGTTAGGGATAGAGCATTTAAATTATATTTAGATGATACATATTCTGCAAGAGAGATTGCTGAACAAGTATCTCAAGAGTTTAGAGAGGTTGTAACTACTCCTACTATATACAGTTGGATACGAACCTTGGATTGGGATATTAAGAAAAAAGAAACAGAAGTTAAAGCAATGGAAAAAATGCAGGAAAATGAATCTACTAAGATAGCTAGAATGCAAGAAGAACACCAAGAACTATATAAGACTGTAAGAGATAAAGCTGGAATTGAATTAAACTCTCTTACATTTGAAAGAGCTTTTGATGCAGTTAAAGCGTTAGATGTAGGTATACAGGGCGAAAGACAAGTCGCAGAAGGATTAATAAATATCCAATTTATACAAGACGTAGTAAATATCCTTGTAGATGAGATAGAAGATGAAGAACTTATTAAACGTATAGCAGGTAAATTAAAAATATTAATGGCATCAAAGGACAATGAGTAAAGACGATTTAACTACATATGAAAAAGCATTTGAAATACTCGCAGAAAAATTAGAAAAAAGCAATAAGTATCAAATTGGAAGCTTCTGGGAATTTACTAGAGATATATGGTCAGCAGGATTCGAGCATCCTGAATACTTTAAAGCTTGGCATGTAGGTAAACTATGCGAAGAAGTTGAAGAATGTATAGAAAATAAATTAAACTATTTAGCTATATTACCTAGAGCACATTTTAAGTCTACTATTTTAGGGCACGCATTTAGTATTTGGAGGACTTTAAAAATACAAGGAAGTGCTAATATTTTATATTTATCTTACAGTGATACTATGGCAAAGTATCATATCTCTGAAATAAACAAAGAGGTTAATCGTAACCC